GGATTCTCTGCACGGACAGTTAACCAAACAATTTTATGCATTGAGAAAAACTCTTTCAACACCTTTGTTGCGTTACCTGAACCTTGTTCAACAGTAACAATCTGCCCAATGTGTGCATCGCCTTTTTGTGCTTCTACTTTACCTATTTTTTGTTTTCTCTTGTAGACACCAAACACAATCACAACACCATCTTGTAGAATAACATTGTTTGTTTCAATTTTTCGTTTGAGATAATCTTGCCGTATATGAGGAAAGTAAGCCTTTCTATACGGTGCGAATATAGATTCTATCACAGATAAGTCATCAATAGTGGCAATTTTCATTTTTTATTCCCCATTTTTTTGGCATTTTTATTAATTCTAACAATTTGTTTTACCATCTTCTCTTGTCTTTGTCTTGCCATTTGTACTGCCAAAGGCCCTGCATGATCAACAAACTTAACACCATTCATATGATCTAACTCATGTAAGAAACATCTTGCAGTTAATCCTTCCATTCTGATTTGTTTAAATGCACCTGTCTCATCATAAAATTCAACATCACACCAAGTTGGCCGGTCAACTTTCAAATACATGGCAGGAAAAGACAAACAACCTTCATTGCCTTTTAATATTTCTTCTGATTGAGCAATTACTTTTGGATTGATACAAGCGATTTGAAAATGTTCTGTTCCAATAATAAACACTCTCTGAAAAATGCCACATTGATTCGCTGATAGACCAACACCACCATAGAGTTTCATTGTCAGCTTCAATCTTGCAACAAGGTTTTTCATTGTTGGATTTGGTAAAGCTTCTTTATATTCTGGAATAGGAACACTTAGCATTGGATGATTTTCACCATACAATCTTAATTGTTCTATTTTTTCTTCAGTTACAATACCCGTTGTGGTATCAATTGTTAAAAATTCACTCATTTTAATATCCTTGAAAAATTGGCAACTTTCTCAAATCTTATAGTTTCGTAAAATTTATCATTATAAATGTCACCTTTAGGCGATATTACAAACACACTTGTGTTATCATCCATATTATTAATTAAACCTAAAAAGTTATCAATCGCACTATGATCCAAAGCACTATCAATAATTTCATCCAATATTAACAAATTTGTATTAGATGAATTTTTCAATTTAGCTATAACCCTCCAAGTAAATAAAAGAGCTAAATTTATTTTAGATTTTTCACCTTCGCTAAAATTATTATAAGTAAACTCATCTCTGTGCCTAGATTTAATAGTCTCTTTGAATGATTCGTCAAGGTTAAAATTAACAAAGAAATCCAAGGAGGCTAAATACTTATTGACCAACTTGTTTATGATTGGTAAATACTGTTTAATAATCTTGGTTTTAATGCCTGTGTCTTTCAACAAGCCAGAAGCGACTTCATAATATGTTTTGTCTTGTATTAATTCTTTCAACTCTTCTTGCAATATAGACAGAGAATCCTTTAATTCTTTTAGCTCTTGCTGTTCTTTCTCTGACACCACCTTCGATTGCTTAAGCTCTTCAATTTGTTTCTGTAACTTAGTAATATATTTGTTCGTTTCGGTTATAGAAGTATTGTTTGTTGCAATCTTAATTTGTAATGCTTGAATTTTCTTCTGCACTTCTGTAATTGTATTGAGCTTGTATTGCTCTGCCAATAACTTCTTCTCTAATTCTGAGAGTCCGTGTTCACACTCAGCTGCCTTGGTTGTAAGATTGGCAATCTCCGTTTCCTTAAACCCCATGGCAATGGTTTGCCTGCAGGTTGGACAATCGTCATTATGTTGAAAGAAACTGATATCCTTTCTATATTTGGATACTGTGCTTTCAATTTGCGATTCAAGCTTTGTAATAGTCTTGAGTTTATTCTCAACTGAAGTCTTCTCTTCCACAGAGGTTTGGTGTGTGGCAACTTCTGTGATGAGGTTTGCAGTCTCGTCATGTAAGGTCTGTATAACACCCTGATTATTTTGTATCTCTTCATCATATTCATTTACCTTGTCATCATTGTTTTGCTTTAACTCTTTGATGTATTTTTCTTGCAACTCAAACTTCTGACGAGACAAGTCAATGTCATATTTTTTAGATGTAATTGAATCTTTGTTACCAGATAATTTCTCTCTAAGAATACCATTCATTGTGGAGAAAATTTGAATATCTAACAAGTCTTCAATGATTGCTCTGCGATCAGAAGCTGACAATTGCATGAATGGAACAAATGATGCCGAGCCAAGAATAACAATCTGTGTAAATGATTTGTAATTTAATTTGAGAATAGTCTTCTCAAGATATTCTTGATAATCTTTCGCAGCAGCATCTTGATTTAACAACTCACCATTTTGATAAATTTCAAAGACATTTGGTTTAATGCCTCTAATAATTTTATACGATTTGTTATTTGTGTCAAACTCAATTTCAATAACACAATCTTTGCCGTTGATTGAATTCAGTAAACTAGGTTTGTTGATGTTGCGAAATGCTTTACCAAATAACCCAAAACACAATGCATCAAGCATGGTTGATTTTCCAGAACCATTTTCACCAACCACAAGTGTGTTCTGATTGTTGTCTAACTTTATTTCAGTAAAATGGTTGCCGGTGCTTAACAGATTTTTCCAACGCACATAACGAAATGCTATCATTCAGTTTTTTCCGTATTCAATGCCTCAATGTAAAGTTCTCTCATCAGAGTTTTTAGTTTATCACTCTCAACATTCAAAGTTAAATTATCAATATATTTTCCGAGAATAGTAATCGTGTCTTCAGCTTGATCAATGATTTCTTGGTCAACATCAATGAGTGTATCAGTAAAGTCTTCCACGATTGACAAATCTGCAACACCTGCCTTATAGATGTTATCTAATACACTATCAAATAAAAATGGATTCTGTTTATTAAGTACAACCACTTTAACAAAACAATCCTTTAGTGGCGCATAGTCATAGTTTTTCCATGCCTCAAAATCATTACTTGAATCATCATACATGATTTTATGAAACATCTTATATGGATTCAAAATGAATTCAAATTCTCGTGTCTCAGTATCAAACACATGAAATCCTCTTGGATCATTATAATCAGCCCATGTCATTTCGTATTGATTGCCAAGATATGTGATATTGCCACTTGTTGACTTGTGATGAAAGTGACCAGACAATACGATATCAAATCTTTCAAATAATTTTCTATCTAATCCTTCGTGACAGATATTGCCTCGATCCATTTCAAAGCCTGCAATCTCAAAATGCCCAAATATAACTTCAACAGGTGCAGTCTTCAAAAACCCCATAGACTGTTCATAATTGTCTTCACATATCCAAGGCATCAATAGAATATCAACATCATCAAATGTAACTATCTTTGGATCGGTGTAAATGAACGGCTCATGTACACCATCATAAGTGGAACAAAGATTGTGAATTGCATTTACTTTATTTGTGTTCTTATAATAGGTGTCGTGATTACCAATCATAATATGAGTATCAATGCCTTCTTTCCATAATCTTTTCATAAATCGATTTTGGAAATCAGATGCAATATTATGATTGATAAACTTTCTTCTATCAACAACATCACCTAAATGAATAAGTGTAGTAATGTTATGTTCTTTCAAATAAGGAAAGAACGTGTTTTCCCAAAACTTGAAAAAGTATTCGTTGAAAGCTTGACTATCCCCTCTTGCACCAAAGTGAGTATCATTAATAAGAGCGAGTTTCATAGCCTGTTAGTATAACTTACATCAATAGTATTGTCAAGCATTTTAAGGCAATTGTTCAAGAAACTTTTCAACGCCTTTGGTCTTACCTTCCTTTTTCTTTTTCTTAGCTTCTTCAAAGGTATGAATGAATTCTGAGATGTTATCATATAATTGAAACTGTCTCATATTGCCATCTGAGTCTTCAAACATTTCATCCTCACCAAGCAAACCAAACTGTTCTGTTGCCTTGTACTTAACATACAGTTGCTTCTTTTCTTTCATAATTCTACGGAGAAAGGCATAGTAAATGATTTGAGTGAAGTAGGCAAATGGATTCTTTGACTTACTTGGATCAAAATTTCTAAAATACATAAGGCAGTTTTCAATGCCATCTGCAATCATTTCATCTCGAAAAGAGTATGATATGAAGTTAGGTTTTCTTGAAAGGTGTTCTGCAATTTTTAGAAAGCATTCTCCTATGTAATTGGGAATTTGTGGATCTTCTTTTTCTGCTGCTTTGGCAACATCACACTTCTCTTTATATACAATCAGCGCATCTAAAAAGTCGGCATTGTTTACATAATGTTTTGGTTTCTTCTCACTCATATTTCTTCCTTTTATTTAGCTTGACATCGTGCTTGACAACTGTTATTATGGCGGTGTCCCCCGTTAGATGATATATTAGCTACCACATCAATGTAACCTGTTAGTCTTCTTACGGTTAATAATCTCAACAACATCTTCCTTCGTTAAATCACCCTCAGGGTCTTCATCCTCATTTTCCTCCTCATCTTCATCTTCATCTGATGCATCTCTTAGTTTTTGGCTAAGAGCATTATCTTTTAACATTTTAATTTGAGTAGTATTAACAGCCTTGTGGTAGTATTCCTTCAAATTATCCTTAGGATCAACGATAGTAAGTATGTCGCCTGAAAGAATGGTTGCAATGTTATCTTTAATCAATTCAATAGGCAACCAAGGTAACATCATCATAACAATACCTTGAGGTGTTCGCTTAAAGATGAGATGCATTGGATTATCCAACACAACAAGATTAGTGTTTGTATTGCCTGAGTATCCAGCGATAATGTCCTCACCACTGTGTAAACGGACTATACGGACACCTTCAAATAGATTATTCATCTCTGAGTTCAATATTATAGAACTTGTATTTAAATTTTTCGTCATCATATATTCTAACACGATCCACAAAATGTTTCAAGGTGTAATTGGTATATTTGCCTATTCTAAAGTCATCTGAGATATCGAATAGAACTGCCTCATCTTTGTTTTCTCCAATTCTTAATCCTCGACCAATAGATTGAAGATTGCGAATTCTGGACTTGCTTGGGGAGGCAAATATAATATTATGCAGGTTGCGGATATTAACGCCAGTAGAGAAAGTACCATATGAAGCAACAATGATAGCATCTCTTTCTTTCTCAGTAATAGCCCTAACTGATTCCCGAATCTCAACATCGGTGCCACCAAATACAAAAAACACATGTCTATTCTTAGCATGTTCTTTAATGTTTGCATGTAAACTTTTGCCATGTTTCTCCACAAATTGAAATAA